GGCGTTGCCGTCGCGCTTGTACTTGAAACTGCGGGTGATGAGTCCGGCGGGGTGATCCCTGTCGCAGGAGGGGATCTCGAGCGGCGCCTTGTAGGCAGCGGTCTTCTCGAGCCGGGAGATCGCCGCGGTGAGCTTGATCTGCAGACGCTTGGGCTGGGTGGTATCGAAGTCGACGGCCATCAGAACGACCTTTCTGCGAACGTCCAGTTGTTCCACTGGTTGAGGAGTCGGAAGTTCTCGATCGTGAGGCGCCCGGTTCCGTTGAACCCCCAACCGTGTCCCCAAGAGTTGTCAATGCGGAGCCACGGGGGAGCGCCGTCGTCCGGATCGAGATCGACGCCGGTCGCGACGACCCAGTGATACCCGGCGAGGTCCGAGTCCAGGTTCACCTTGATCCACCAGTTGCCGTAGACCTTCGACATCGACGCCTGGTTGTCGTACATCGAGAAGTACCAGGGGAGACAGAGGCCGACCGGCCCGAACGTGAGCAGGGTCGTGACGACGTCGTCGACCTGGGGGACCGACCAGTACGAGTCGATCAGGCCCCATTCGAGGAGCTTTGCGCAGGCGGCGCGCGGGTTCGCCCCTTGCTTGTAGGTGGCGTCCCCGGTCGTCTCGAAGTAGAGCTTGCGAGCGAACTGGTGCGCCGACTCCTCGGTCGCGAACTCCGGGTAGGTCCGGTGCTCCGAGGCGCCGGCCATCAGCAGGTTCGTGTCTCCGTGACCGACGCACGTCCCCTCGGGTCCCTGGTTGATCCGGAAGTCCGGGCTGACCATCGTGTACATCTTTCGGTCGATCAGCGCCGCCTGGGGAGCGAGCGCGGCGGTGTTGACCAGCAGGTCCCGCGGGTCCGGACGGTCACGCTTGGCTCCGAGTGCATAAGGAAGTTCCATCTATCCTCCGAAGAAGCCGCTCATACCGAAGGGGTCCGAGACGCCACCTCCACCACCGGCACCAGCAACCTTGATCTCGGCCGCGAGCCCGCCGTAGGGGGATGAGGTCGTCCAGGACATCGTGGGGGTGGTATCGAACGTGCTGGCGTGCCACCCCGGCTTCATCCCCGACGAAGGGTTGTTGTGGGTCTGGTTCGTGAGCGCCGTCCAGCCTCCCTCAACGGTGGATTCCTCGTTGGCTTGGTGGCAGAACAGAGCCATCACGCGGTTGTTCGAGTCACCAGCAGCCGAGAGTGTGCCGGTCGCACCCGACGTGCCCGATAAATCCGCCCCGGTCGCGGCTGTCTGAACGAAGGTCTGAACGAGGCCATTGGCTATGTCGCTGCCCGTCACCTTGAGAATGCCCATCGAGCAGCCAGACATGGTGACGCCGAAGTCAGCGAGCCATGTGCCCGGTCCGCTACCCGGCCCGCTGTCCCATGCATATATCCAAAGCTGCCTGCGGCTCGCCCCGGTCGTGATCCACAACAGGGTAGCTACCTGGGTTGCGGTGATGCCGCCATGGGTCACGGTCGGTGTCGGGGGGTTCGATGTATCCCGCGAAGCCTCGAGGCACGCGACATACAAAGTGGCCGGGTCGGTCGTGAGGCTCACCGAGAACGAGGTCGCATCGACCCCGGTCCCGGTCCCGGTAACGCTGGTGATGGAGATCGCCATCTAGATCAGAGTCCTATCCGTGTCGCCGGAGTGGAACGCCTGCCATTCGGCCCAGGTCTTCGACACGCCGCTTCCGGTTCCGCTGTCCCACTTCCAGTAGGAGTTGGAGGTCGAGAGCACCTTGTAGTGATTACTGAAGAAGGAGTTATTGGCCCAGACCGGGAACGATCCCGTCGCCGTGTCCTGCCCCCCTACACGCTGGTTGAAGGAAGTCCTCAGCCAGAACTGGTTGTCGTGTACGTCCCAGTTCTGACACGACCTTGCCACCGTGCCGGTGTGGTCCCACAGCATGAACAGCATCCCGAGCTCCGAGTCAGCGCCGCCGAGGGTGTAGTCCAGGAGGTTGAACTCGAAGCTCCCCCGACCGGACACGCAGTTGGAGTCGGCGATGCGGAACTGCACGCAGTTCTCATGCGTCCTGGTCTGCCCGCCGATGGTCGCTGCCCTGCCGTTGTTCGCGCTGTAGTTGTGCCGGATCACCGACAGGTCGTTGGCCTCGTAGAACCCACCGGCACGCCAGTTGTCCTCCGAGACGTTCTCCTCGATGAGGTAGTCGCGGCATCCGGTGTCCCACCACATCGAGAAACCGAGGTTGTCGTGAAGCCAGTTGTGATGGAACCAACCCCCGATGCTCGTCTCGATCTTGCCCGCCCCGCCCTCGTTGCCGGGGTTCACCTGCCGGGTGTTGTTCCCGTAGACCTCGCAGTACTCGAGGGTGATGTCGTTCCCCGTGGCTCCGCCGTACCCGGCCAGGCCGTTGTTCTTCATCACGCAGTGGGAGATCGTGCAGCCGTTGCCCACCGGGGCTATGCCGGTGTCGTACATCCCCGAGACGACGGCATCCTGGACGGCGGAGTTGTCGCCGGCCATACGGATGCCGTGGATCGTGGAGGCCGTTCCGAAGTTCTGCCAAGTCCCACCCTTGAGCGTGGCGTTGATACCCAGGACGATGGGGAAGAACTGCCCACCGTTGCCCTCAATCACCTGCTGCCCGACGATGCCGGGGAAGATGATCGTTGGAGCCTTGGTCCCGGTATCGACTTGGCTGTTCCACACGGGGTTGTTCGACGAACAGACGAACGTCGAGCCCGTGGCGTTCGCATTGATGGCCGACTGGAGAGAGGCGGAGGAGTTGAACGAGATGCCCCCACCGGGGTTCGTAACAGTCCTCGCTCCCGCTCCCGAACGTACCGCCGCTGCGCCGGCGGTAGGCCCGAATATCGGCCCAGCACCACCCCCGCCCTGGACGTTGCCCCCTCCGCGCCTGATGCGAAGGCTCACCTTAGAACTCGTAGCCTTCCACGACCACATACACCGTGGCCGCTCCTGAGGTCGTGATGTGAAGTTCGCGGTCAGCGGTCAAGCAGAAGGTCGGGTGTGTCTTGTTCGATACGACGCCGGGAGTCGAGGTGGAGGTCGGAGTCACCGACCCCCGGAAGAGGACCTGGTCGGTGCCCTGGGTGAACGTCGTGTCTGCGTTGTCGCCGAACCACAGGGTGACCAATGCGGCAGTCGTACCACCCGTTCCAATCTGAAAGTTCGTGACGGCAATCCGCTTGCCTGCAGTGGGATCCCAGATCGTCGTTCCGGTCTGAGCCGAGGTATATTCGACCTGCTTCCAGACGAACTGCTCCGGTGCGATGTGGCTGGTGAGCATCTGTCCCTGGAGGGTGAACTTCGCATCCGTCCGGTCGCCCGCCGCCACGGCGGTTCCGAAAGAACTCTGAGCCTTCCCGCCGATCTTGACTGGGTTGCCCGAGTCAACAGCATCGTGTGCCACGTCCAGCGTCGAGGCATCTACCGAGACCTTGACCCTTCGGTTCTGGTCAACGCCGATAGCCCCCAACTTGCCGTCAGTGATTGAGGTCGGGGCAGACTCATAGACTCCCTCCATCGGCGTGCCAGGAGTTGTCCCTGCCGTAAACGTTGTCCCGTCGTTCGAGGCTGTACCGCCCGAGCCTCCAAATGACGTGACCTGTGCCCCCGTACCATCCACGATGGCGACATTCAGCGCATCGTTCGCAGCGAGGTTTCTGACCGTGGCGTCTGACGTGCCGTCGGTGAGTTGGATCTTCTGACCCGCCGCGATACGGGTGACATCTACCGCTAGACCATTCGCTGCGGTTGTCCCGGCCACGTCGCTCGCCGTAGTCGGTGAGCCGATGACGACGACCTGGCGGTGCTCGTCAGCGCCAGCACCGACGGTGCGCGTATCGACCTTCTTCGGGCCGGTGTCGCCAGTCCCTGTTACCGGGATTTGGATATCGGCGTCAGCCATTCAGTCCCCCTTCTCAGGGTCTCGTCAGGTCGATCTGGATGTTGACCTTGGTTACTGCCCCGGATGTGGATACCAACTGCACCTCGATGTCATCGCTCGCTACTAGCCCCTGGTTCTGATCGACGGTTCCCGACCCCCAGGAGTTCGCGGTGCTGTTCGTGAAGTTCGCCGACATGAAGTTGAGCGCCTGGTTCTTCCGGGCGTTGACGACGCAGTTCGTTCCGGCGTCGAAGTGGGAGCGGATCGCGGCGACGGTGCAGGCGAAGGGCGCGCGCCACAACATACGGAATCCGTTCGCCGGAGGAGCTCCCTCCATCAGACGCTCGATCGTGAAGATCGCGGCCGTGAGGAGCACCCGCTTGTCGGTGATCTGGTTCGCGTTGATTGCCGTATCGGCGGCGGGAACGTATATCTCGGCCAGGACCGCGGACTGCGGGGGAACTGTCGGCTTGAGCGGTTGAGCTGCAGGTGTCCCAGCGCTCACCGACTTGTTTCCGACGTTATCGACGACGACGATGTCCTTCCGCGGAAGCGTGGCGTGAGCCGCGGTGATCGTCACGTTGCCCGCGGACACGGCCGCCTTGCTGTTCGTAACCATGACCGACCCCGAAGCCACGGCCACCGTCATGTCGGGGGTACCCTGCGCCGTGACCGCACAGCCGGTAGCTACCCCCGTCCCGGCGTAGCCCGCCGTAAGGATGTCGATATCAACGGAGTCGGGTTCGGCCTGGTCGGTGAAACCGGCGACCGAGACATTCGGAATCGTGAAGGCCAAGGCGTTTCCTCCCTATGCTCCGACGTGGCGGAGCTCGACAGAATCGACGAAGTAGATGTGGCCGCCGTTGTCGTTCTCAACGACTGTCAGTTCGACGGTGGCGTATGCCGCGGACGCTGGGGCGACGCCCTCGATCGAACCTTGCTGCCATTCGTTGCTATGGGTGAAGTACCCCCCGAACGCCCCGCTCGTGTAGGACTGGACGATCGTCCCGCCCGAGTTGTGGAAGTTCAGGACGACGTACCACCACTCCGAGAGCCATCCGGCGTCACGAGTCCAGGCGCTCGCTCGGTAGGTTTCCCCGACGACGACGGGGGCGGTCGTGTACGGCGTGGTCCGGATGCCGCCTTGAATCTGCGCGATCCCGAACGTGCGAACCTCGAGTCCGAAACCACCGACGAGCGCCCCGTAAGGACCGGCCACCCGACCGTCGATGACGATGCCATTACCGCTCGGAATCCCCGTGAACGAGACCGCCCAGCCCGAGGCATCGGTCTCGATGCTCGACTGATTCGCGGTGAGGAGATTCGGGTTTGAGACGACGTCGATCGGGGGCGCGAGGTTCCAGGTGACGGCCCAGTTCTCGGAGTCCTCGACCTCGATCTGGATACCCTGGATCACCGAGAGCTGCTCGAAGAGCCCGCCGTAGATCGGCCGATGCCGGACGATCACGCGGTCCTGGAGCTCCCTCGAGAGGATGAACGACCAGTCGGTCGCGATTCGGTCAATCCGGAGCGAGCTGATCCGCCGGCGGGGGCTTGAGTACGCCTCGATAAGGGTCGTCGCTACGTCGCTCATGTCGCCGGTCGAGTCGAGAATCGTCGGAACCGGGAGGTCCGAACGTCCGAACTCGACCTGCGAGCCCGTGTCCTCCGCGACCTGATCGACGAGCCCCGGCGCCGAGACCGTGACGGCGTTGTATATCTCCGCCTCGTCGTCGACGGTCGCAATCCTCGAGAACGGGTGCTCACCGACCCCGTACCCGAGGATGGGGATCGCCGGCGCGGGAGTCCACGTCGAGTCGCGGAAGACCGCCCAGCCCTCCTTCGAGATGAAGAACGCACCGAACTCCGACGCCGCGACCTGCACCATGTAGTCGTAGCGACCCGCATCGCCCGTCTCGGCCTGGACGGTCCGGGTCCCCGGAGCGAGCTCTCGTTCGGTCGCCGGCCAGGTCGGGGTCGTCCCGTCCAGGACCGCGGCGACGCGCTCGCCGGTCAAGTCGCCAGCCGTCCCGTAGCCGGTCGTCGATCGGTCGCGGTTCAGCCGTTTCGAGGCGTCGATCGCGTTCCATATGACCTTCGGCTGCAGCCCCCCCTCGTCGTAGGTGAAAGCCCCCCCCTCGAGGCGACCCGTGAACAGGGCTATCTCCTTCGCGGCGCCAGCTCCGAAGGCAAGCCCTCCCCCGAGCCCAGAGCTGCCCCATGTGAACGGCGTTCCCGTCGTCAGGACGTCGGCGACGACGCGGATGAGCTTGTTCGGCCGGATATTCGGATACAGCGGGGAGGAGACGTTGTCCGGGTCGTAGTCGCCTCGGAAGTTCCACAGCTCGATCTGGCAGCGACCGGGGGCCATCGTCTCTCGCTCGCGCGCGCGCCCCCGGGTGATCGTCAGGCTCAGGACGTCCGCGGTAACGTCGGTCTCGGTCGTACCCGAGAGCGTGGCGAGGACGCGGAGCCCGGGCGCCGGCGTGAGCGAGGGAGCCGGTGCCGGAGCCGGCGGAGTCCCGGCGCCGGCGAAGAGGAGCTCTAAGCTCACTTCCGGACCGCGCCGTCGAAGAGCGACCCCCGGCGGTCGAGAATCCGGGTGAGGCCCCTCTCGGTCGTCGTCGACACCTTCTCTCCCTCCAGGACGATGTCGTGCGAGTGCCCCTGGCGCTCGACCTGCGTAAGTTCCTTCAGGTCGTCGTGGAGCCGGTCGAGCTTGCCCTCGAGCTTCTCGATCTTGTTCCCGAAGAACTGCTCCGAAAGAGCCTTGCCCGTCTGCCGGGAGAGCTCCGCGATCTCCTTGAGCGCCTCGTTCGCCTCGTTGATCTGCTCACGCCCGCCGGCGAGCAGTGCGGAGCCGAGTTCTGGATTCTCCGCGACCTGGGCGAGGAGCGCCTTGCCCGCGCCCTGCCGCTTGAGCTCTTTGAGCACGTCGGCGAGCTGCGAGGCACCGCCGAGCGCCGCCATGATCGTCGCGTCGAGGTTCCCGCCGAAGTCCTCGAGCCTCCCTCCGATGTCGAGGAACTCCGAGAAACCGCTCCGGATCGAATCGGAGAACCCCGACGCCTTCCCTTTGATCTTGTCGAGCTGCGCGCCGATCTCGTCGATCGCCTTGTCGAGAACGTCGCGAGCGATGTCGATCACGTGCTGCGCGCCGTCGGAGATGCCGTCGGAGAGGCCCTGCATCATGTCGAGGCCGAGGACACGCATCACTTTCGAGGGCGACTCCACCTTCGCCGCGTCCTTCGCGGCCTGGATCGCGTCGAGCACCGCCGCCTCGGCGGCCCGTCGAACGGCGCCCGCCCCCTCGACGATCCCCGTGACGGCGCCGGACATCATCGCAGCGCCAGTTTCCTTACCGCCCTGCCTCGCCGCCGGCTTGGCCTTGGTAGCGAAGTCGCCCCAGTTCCGCTTGTTCAGGTTCGCGAGCGTGACGGCGTCCTGCGCGAGCTGCTGCTTCCCCTCCTTCCCCGCCTCGACGAACGCCCGCCGGTATTCCGGGGGGAGCTCCGCGAGGGCCTTCTTCTGCTCCGTCGTCAGCGACTTGTCGGAGAGGATCGCCTTGAGGTCAGAGCCGAACCGCCGCGCGATCGCGATCGCGGTTCGCAGTTGCGTCCGCAGCTCGTCCGGCGTGACCGAGAAGACCTCGTTCAGGTTCTTGAACTGGCCGATCGCGACGCGCGTCGACGAGACGACGCCTTCCTTGAACTCGCTGAACGCTGCCTTCGACGTGATCCCGAAGCGCCGGGCCGCGGGACCCGCCTTGTCCATGATCTCCGCGACCTTTTCCTGGGCCTCGACGAGTTGCCCGGCCCCGAGGCCGGTGATCGACTGCTCGTTCGCGAGCGCCTCGAGTGCCCCGGTCGTCAGCGTGTACTTGATCCCCGCGTCCGCGAGGGCCTCGTTGATCGAGTCGATCTGGGTCTGGAAGCTCTCGGCGCTCCGCCCGGCGTCCTCCCAGTGCATACCGATGAAAGCGATATCGGCCTGCGCCGATTCCGAGAGCGCCGAGAGGGCGACGTTCGCCTCGATGATCGGCGTCGCGAAGTTCTCCGTCGGGTGGAGGGCCTCCCAGAACTCGACGATCCCGGCTGCCGCCATCGGGGCGCTGGTCGCGAGCTTCGGGAGCGCGGCCGCGAGCGCGCCGATACCCGCGATGAAGCCGCCGCCGGCCGTGAACCCCGCCGCCCCGAGCGAGACTTCCCCTATGCCGGTCGCGATCGCGCTCAGGAGCTTCGGGACGAACGCGACGGCCTTCATCCCGAGGAACGCCGCGACCAGGAGCTCGAAGTTCCGGGCCGCGAAGCCGACGGCCGGGCCGAGCACCTTCAGGATCCGAACGACCTGCGGGAGGAGGTCTCCGCCGAGCCGGGTCGCTTCGACCGCGACGTCGTTGAGCGACTTCTGGAGCTGGAACGATTCCTGCTCGGCGGTCGTCCGGAACGCCGCGGCCAGATCGCCGCTCGAGTTCAGGACCGCCTGGAAGATGCCGTCGACCTTCTCCGCCTCCTGGGCGGTCAGACCGAGGACGCCGGTGAGCGACCGGACGTTCGGGATGATCTGCCGGAGGACGTTGTTGTAATCGGCCTGCGTGTTCGTCTGCTGCTGCGCCGTCTCGTCGAGGAGCCGGATCGCGCCGATGATCCCGTCTTCGGAGATAACGTCGAGGAGCTGCTGCGACGAGAGCCCGAGTTTGTCGAGTGCCTCGGCGGCCATCGTCCCCGGCGCAGCGATCGCCTGGAGGACCCCGCGCATCGCGGTCACGCCCTCGTTCACGTCCAGGCCGATGTTCGACAGGGCAGCCATCGAGGCGGCGACCTGGTCGAACGTCACGCCGACGGTCGAGGCGATCGGGAGGATGCGTCCGAGCGCGTTCGCGAACTCCTCCGGCTCGGCACGACCTTCTCGAACGGCGGCGACGAGGATATCGGTCGCCCTCGCGGCCGTCAGGCCCGACTTCGAGTAGGCGTTGAGCGCCGACGCGACGATGTTCGCGACGTCGGCCGTCTCCCCGAGCCCGACGGCCGAGCCCTTCGCCGCCGCCTCGAGGGCCGGCATGACCTGTCCCGCGTCGAGGCCGGCGGAGGAGAGGAAGAACAGAGCGTCGGCGAGCTCGGTCGGGGCCTGCGCCGTCTCGCCGGAGAGCGAAAGAACGCTCTCCTTCATCCCCTCAATAGCCTCGCCCGACGTGTTCGTGATGGCCGCGATCCGCGTGAACGATCGGTCGAAGTCGAGCGCGAGCTTGACCGCGATCCCCCCGAGCAGGCCGAGGCCGGCGAGGCCGATCGTCCCGACCTTCGAGAGGCTCGCCGCCATCGTGTTCGTACTCGAGACCGTCTCGGCCTGGGCCGCCCGCATCTCGGCTTGGTACTTCGCCGTGTCGAGCTCGAGCTGAACGATGGCTTTACCGATCACGCCGGCGCCGGCGCCTCCGAGAAACGAGCCGAGGGCGTCAGCCATCGGCTCGTGTCGCGAGCCGGAGCATCTGCGGCCCGTCTTCGGGTTCGGGTTCGGCCTCCGAGGCGAGCGTTCTCGTCAGGGCCGCGCGGAAGTTGAACGCCATCAGGTCGTCCTCCTCCTCGAGGAACGCCGCAGGGTCAGTGCCGTAGGCGCGGTGCAGCCTGGCGTAGTAACGGCCGGTCTCGGACGCGGCGAAGGCGGCGAGCGCTCTCACGTCGAGAGGCTCGCCACCGGGAAAGGGACGTCTCGCATCGCGTAGCCCGCGAGCACGTCGAAGTCTTCCTGGTCCAGCTCGTCGATGACCTCCATCGGCATCTCGACTTCGGGACCGTCGAGCTCGGAGACCGACGGCGCGAGACGCTTGAGCGATCGTCGGACGACCTCGCGGCGCATCTCGACCTCCGCGCGGATCGCGTCAGGGGACGGGTCGGCCTCGTCGATAGCTTTCGCGATCGCTGCCTTGTCGGCCTGCCCGTTCGCCGAGCGCGTCGCGGCTTCGGTCAGCTTGTCCCACTCCCGCAGGACCGGAAGCGGGATGATGCCGGAAAGCACGGCCTCCCGGATGCGGACGCGGCCGATCGTAGCGCCGTACCCCGAGGGGAGTTCGATGTCGGCGCGGTTCTTAGACCGTACGAGTTCGAGCGGGTCCATCTGTGCCTCCCTTTCGCCGCGGCTCCGGGGGACGGAGCGCGTGCGGCGTCTCGATGGGGGGGTGATAGGGTCGGGTCCTAGGAAGGGGACCCGATGTTTGCTTGGGCATACTTGAAGGAATCCCTGGGCCGGTGGATTTGGGCCTGGTGGACGTTCTGGTCCAGGACTTAGTACGCCGGGGTGACGCCGTTCGCGAGGACCGGCTTGACGTGGTCGCCCGAGGCCGGCTTGAGGACCGAGCCCTCGACCGCGAGGATCAGCGGGTTGCCGGCCGCGTCCGGGTCGGGGGGCGTGATACGCAGCCAGACCTTGTCCAGCGACAGCGCGAACGTCCAGGTCGGCTGGGTCGTGTGGACGAAGTTGAAGACGACCTTGCCCGACTGGTACGTCGAGAGCGGGGTCGTGCCCGTGATCGTCCCGAAGAACGTGTTCTTGTAGGCCTCCCAGTTCTCCCAGTAAAGAGACATGGTCATCGACGGCGTCAGGCGGGTGATCCCGAGGTTCGAGACCGAGGCGCCGTTGACGGTCGCGAGCGCGTTGATCGGCTTGTCGACGTTGACCGAGAGCTGCTGGATGTTCGTGTGCGTGATGGGGGTCGATGTATCCTCATCGAACTGCATCGTCGCGCCGACCGCCTGGAAGTACCCGTCGGCGAGGCTCGCCGCGGTCGTGACGGTATACGTCGCGTCAATCGGGCGCTTCCCGACCGCGCGGAAGCCGATTTGGAGCGGGCCGCCGGCCTCGGTGCAGGAGAACGTTATCCCCGAACACTGGCCGGCCTCGTACGTCGCCTTCTTCGTCGCGTTCGTGAAGTCGTCGTACATCGCGATCCAGGGCGCGGTCGCGCCGAGACCCGAGTACGTGTGCGTGTAGAGCGGGCCGGCGCCGGTGATCGTGTCCGTCGGCCAGAGCGCGACGAGCAGCAGCCCGAGCGGGGCGGCGAAGGCGGGCACGGTGATATCGGCTTCCCAGTGCACGTCGGGGTTCTTGTATTCGTCGCCGACGATCGACGCGGCATCGGTGACCTCGACACGCGACGTCGTCTGGACCGGCCTCGGACGGCCGGAGAAGACCGGCATCGAGTAGGTCGCGACGGACGGGATCGTCGACTCGTTCGTCTGCTTCGCGATCCCGACTTCGTACGCCCCTGCGGAGGGTGCGATCGGCATCTGCTACTCCTTCTCGTTCGGGGAGCGCGCGGGCTCCTTGACTCGTTTGATCGCTCCGGCATCGGCCGCCGACTCGAGCGCGGAGACGACGTCCTGCTGGTCGTCGGGGACCGAGAGCGTCCCGTCCTTGCCGAAGACGAACGGCTTCGGCCAGACGTTGCCCTGGTGATCGACTCCGTTGACCTCGGTCCCGGGCTCGGCCTTGTACTTCGGCATCGTTCCTCCTCCTACGTCGCCTGCTTGACTCGGATCGCCCGTACGCCGAGGGCGAACCACCGGACCGAACCCGAGCGCTCCGCGAACTGGATGCCGAGGTACCGGACCTGGGTCGCGTCGGCGAGCGTCAGGTTCGCGATGACGAAGAAACGGTCGCGCGTCGCCTGCGCGAGCTCGAGCAGCGCGGCCGCCGCCTGCTCCTCCGAGATGCCCCGGCTCGACTCGTCGCCGGCGTGCTCCCAGTAGACGATCCGGTAGGTCTGGGTCAGTAACGACCCGCCCGGCGCCGTCGTGAACGGGGTCGACTCTTCCGGGACGTCCGCGACGACGAAGACCGAGAGGTGCCGCTCCCCCGCGTCGGCGACGAGCTGCCCGGGGTCGTACGGCGAATAGCGATGGACGATCAGCGACGGGTCGGCGAAGGCGGGGACGAGCGACGTCAGATCGTCGACGACCGCGTCGATGAACGTCGACCAGTCAGAAGCCACGGAACGCACCCATCGCCGCGCGTCGATAGAGCGGAACCCAGGCGGGCAAGGTCGGACGGAGGAACGGCTTCGCCGGCGTCCCCGGGTGCTTGACCGGGCCGGTGATGAACCGGCCGTCCGCGAGCCGGAGCACCTTCCCCCGCTCCCCGATCGTATGCGGGCCGGAGCCTTTCTCGATGATCGGCGCCAGCGGGTGCGTCGCCGCGACGACGTCCCCCGCGACCCGGATCGAGGACGACACCCGCTTCGACGTACACCGCGCGCGGGCGAGCGCCGCCCACTGCACGCGGGCCGGGGCCGCGGCAAGGGTCAGCTTCGCGGTCAGCGGCTCGGGGTGCCAGATCACGACGGCGTTCACGCCGTGACCGCCATCTTCCGGCCGTAGGCCGCGACGATCCGCGCCATCTCCCGGCTCTCGCCCATCACCAGCGAGCCATCCGCGGTCTGTCGCTGCACGACGGACGAGAGCGGGTCGCCCGTCGGCTTGACCATGTCGTACACCCGGAGCGCGACGAGCCTCCGGATGTCGTTCGGGGGAGCGGCCCAGCCGAACTTCCCGACGAGCTGAACACCGTCGTCCGCCCACGTCGTCGAGGAGAGCGAGTCGAGCCAGTCCCGCTTCCGGTTCCCGTCGACCATCGCCGTCCCGCCGACGAGTGACGAGTGGAGTCGGTACGCCGTCGAGGAGATAGCGGTCACGACGCCGGCGAGGCTCCGGGTCCCGACGGAGGTCAGAGACCGAACGCGGCGAGGGACCCACAGCCGCGACCCGATCGTTCCCTCGACGATGATCGTCTCGTCGTTGTCCGGGTTCGGGGGATCGAAGTCGTCGTCAAGCTCGAGCTCGATCAGCCCGGCAACCTGCGCGATCAGGAGGTCGAGCTCGGCGTCGGAGCAGTCGCCCTCGGTCAGGACGAGGGACTTCGTCCAGGGCTTCCTCGAAGCCTCCCGGAAGTCGGCGGCGACGGCGTAGGTCATCTAGCCGTTCGTCATCTGGAGCCACGTTGTCGTCCCACTGACGACGGTGTTCCCTACCCCCGGAGCGGTCGGAGTTCCCGCCGCGGACGTGCCGGCGGCCACGCACTTGTAGACGATCCTCGTCGCGACGATGTCCACGTAGTCGTTGAGTGCGTTCGCAACCGCTCCCGGCCAGTCGATCGCGACCAGCGCTCGGCCGGTCGAGTCGAGCGTGGCCGTGGTCAGACGGCCGAGGTAGTCCGTCGCCGTCGTCCCCGGGTTGAGGATGCGCCGAAGGAGATGGTCTCTGCGGAAGATCGTGGTAGCCATCAGCCCTCCCTGAGGGTCGCGATCAGGTCATCCTTGGTGCCGGAGGTCGGGAGGCCCTTGCTCGAGGCGAGCGCCTTGAGCTGCGCGACCGTCCGGTCCTCATAGTTCCCGGTTCCGAAGTCGGACTCCTCGGCCTCGGCCTCGATCTCGACCGGGGCTGCCGGCGCGGGGAGATCCTTGAGCCGCGCCTTGATCGCCTTGGCCTCGTCGGTCCTTCCGATCCCTTCCTGCATGGCGAGGTCGCGCTCGAGCTGCAGCCGCAGCCGCGCCGCTTCCTCCGGCGTCGGGTCGGGGGTCGGGTCGGCCTTGACGCTGATGTCCTCCGCCATTCCCTCTTCTCCTTTCGGTCTCCCCGGTACGGGGGCGGGGATGCAGATGATGGCCCCGCCCCCGGAGCCGGGACTGCTTACGTTGCGGTGAGCTCGATAACGCCGTTGTCCACGAGACGCAGCGGCGTGAAGTAGCCCGCGTATGCCACCTGGACGCCGAGCACCGAAGGCTCGGTCACCTGGAGCGTTCCGACCCTCTGCTCGTAGACCTCCACCGCGGCGGTCGAGAACAGGAAGGCCTTGTTCGTGCCGAGGCCGGCCGACATGTACGTCGGGATCCCGGCGACGGCACCGATCAGGCCCTGCGAGAAGTCGCCCGCGGACAGACCGTCTCCGGTCTGGGCAACGCTCACGATCGGGGCGAACAGCGGACCGAACACCGGAAGGCGTCCGGGCGACAGCGCCAAGACGACCCGACCCAGGCCGGCGGTGGCCGTGTAGACCGTCGACGCTGCCGTCCAGAGCGCCGCACGGATCGTCGCGGCGGTCGGAGAAGCACCGTAGCCGACGTTCGTCGACGTGGAGGCGTCGAGGTTGGTCCCGAGCGCCGCCTCCGTCTGCACGGCGTACCGAGCGGCGAGGTCGTTGATGATCGTGTCCATGATCCCCGGCGCCGAGAAGTCGATGTTCTGCCGGGAGACGTTGACGTATCCGCCGTAGGTCACAGCGTTCGCCGTGAGCTTGGAGATCGTCATCTTCTGCGACACGAGCTCGGCCTTTTCATCCGCTGCCGCTCCCGCCGACCCCTGGACCGCCACCGACGTTCCCTGGGTCACCAGGGGTCGGAACCATGTGGCGGCCGGCATCGACCGGGGTCCGATGAGGCTGACCAGAGGCCGAGCCGCGTCGATGAAGTTGATCACTCCATCCAGGATCGGCGTCGGGATGAGCCCGGCGTTGTCCGAGGTCTTCTGGTGCGCTGCCGCACGGTTGTAGATCTCCAGGCGCTCCAACGCCTGCCGATCGCCGAGGTGCCCGTTGTATTGATCCATCACGTACTCGCCGGCCGAGCGATAGCTGATCTCGCCCTGGTCGACCTCATGGCGCATCTTCGCCATCTGGGCCTGGACATCGGCGGCCTTCTGTCGGGCCTGCTGCGATCGCACCGAGGCGGCGCGGAGCGAGTCGAGTTGCTCCTCGACGACCTCGATGCGCTTCCGAGACTCCGTGACCAGCTCCTGTTCGGAGGTGGTCAGGTCGCGCTCGGTGTCCTGCGCGTTGGCGACCGTGCCCTGGATGAACGAATCGCGTTCGGCGATCTCTCGCTCGAGCCGATTGATCATGGCATCGGTCTTGGTGTTCTCTTCCACCAGCGGTTCCCCCCTTTCGGAGGTTCGGGCGCGCGGGCGCGCGCCTACGGATAGGTCTCGGCCCTCTCGGCCAACGAGCACCGACCCGCCGCGCCTGCGCGCGACCTTCCTCCTACGAGGGGTCCCTAGTGCGAGCGGAGCCTTCGCTCCTCCATCCACGCCACGACCTCGTCGAGGCGCGGGGTTTCCAGCGGCGCGAGCTCCTCGGCTTGACGCCGCTTGCTGCGGACGTCGAGCACCTGCGCGCCTTGGTACGCCCCGCGGTCCGGGAACGCGAGGTGATCGACGAACGCCCGCCGGATACGACGCTTCTGGTGTATCCGGTCGAGCACCTGATCGGAGCCTCGTACCCCGAAGGCGACGGACACGCCGAGGACGCCCTCGTCGGCGAGCGTCAGGGTCTCGTCTCCGAGCGGGGTCTTCGCGATCTTCGCCTTCGCGATCAGCCCCTCGGGCGGCTCGGGCGCGAAGCTGACGACCTTCCCGATCAGGCCCGAGGTTTCCGGCCTGCTCTGGAAATGCTCTCCGGCCTCATGGCCTCGGAAGACCTGGACCTGGAACTTCTCCGGCCGTTTCTCGATCCCGTCGAACGCACCGCGCTCGATCGTCTCGCGCCATATCTGCCCGCGGTACTCGACGATCGCCTCCTGCTCGTACGGAATCGCAAGCACCTCGATCAGGCGCTCCGGGAAGTTCACGCCCTCGACGGTCGCCGCCCGCGACTCGATCGGCGCCTCCTTACGGCTCTCGGTCTTCTCCGAGGCGTACAACGCCGCGAGCTGCGCCTTCGCCTTCTCCTCGGTCGGATGGCAGCCGGCGGTCTTCCCGTCGGCGTCCTTGATCACGCAGTATTCGTCGTCGCGCTTCTCGATGTGCCACGGGATAGGTCATCGCCTCCTCGGCACTACTGTTCGCCGCCGGTGATCGCGTCCATCGGCTCGGTCACGGTCGGCAGACCCGGCGCCGCGCCCTGGAAGTTCTCGTACACCGCGACATCCTCCGGCGTGATCACGCCCGACGCGATCAGCTTCGACCAGGCCTCCGCGCGCTGATCGAACGGCGGCCGACTGTATTCGTCGCGGTTGATCTCGACCTGCTGGCCGAGCGGGAGCGCCCAGTACGAGAGCGCGCTCATCACCTTGACGGCGAGCGACCGGAGCTTCTGACGGTCGTGGTAGTCGAACAGCGTCGAGACGTTCGAGTACGTCATCGAGTCTCCGCCGGAGGGAAGCCCGACGAGGAACGGCGGGACGCCCAGCAGGACGGCGATCCGAGCCTCGTTGAACTGCTCGAGCTCGTGCATCGCCATCTCTTTCGGGGACACCGCGGGGTGATCCTTGAGCGTCGCCCCGTTGTCGAAGACGGGCGGCGCGGTCGCGTTCTGGACCCGCGCCGTCATGTAGGCGTCCATCAGCCTCTGGGCTTCGTCCGGCGTCAGAGCGTCGGCCGCCTCGATGGTCCGGGTCGGAACCCCGCCGGTCGCGGCCATCTCCCGGACGTACTTCGCGATCAGCCCCGCGGTGAGCATCCTCCCGCCAGCGACCTCGAGCGGACCGACGCCGTGCGCGCTGTCGGTCGTCGACTTGTACCGGATGTGAAGGACGTCCTCTGTGACGTCGATCCCGGTCTCGCCCCCGAGCTTGTATCGGCGAACACCGCCGACCATCTCGACGTGGAACGCCCACCCGGGGATCACGCGGAAGCGCATCGGGTAGTCGTCCGAGAATCGGCTCATCGCCACGATGAACGCCTCGCCGAGTTGAACGTCCCAGAAGAGCTGGTTCGCGAACTCCTCCCAGGAGGAGTAGATCGACGGGTCGGGGTTGATCATCCAGGAGCTCGGCGACATGACCTTCCCGCCGCGGGTCTTGAACACCGGCAGCGTCGAGAGGACCGAAGCGTTCTTATCCATGCAGGTCCATGCGACGTCGATCAGCTCATTGAACCTCGACTCGCCGTCCCAGTTCGGCGTCGACCAGCTCGAGGGCCAGCCGTTCCACGGCGACGGATAGAACGCCGGCAGGGACCGCGCCTCGACGTCGGGGCCGACGATCTCGACCCCGTTCGGGTCGCCGCTTGCTTCGCCGGCTCCGACGGTCGACGGGGTTGCCGGGGGGTTCGCGTTCGCGATCTCGCCGGAGTGGTTGACGCCGCCGGTCAGCCAGGACCATAGGCCCATCAGCCGGTCCCCTTCCAGACGTGGATCGTCGGCTTGCTCGGAGGCTGCGAGGCCTGGTCCGCCGCGAGGATCACGGCGATCAACCCCTGGACCTCTTTCGACGGAACGAAGTAAGAGCCCGTGGGAGCCTCCTTGACGAGCGCGGACATCACTTGCTTGCGGAGCTCGGGGTCCCCGTCGTGGATCAGCTTCCCGGACGCGACTAACGCCATGAAGGTCGAGGTCGCCTCCATCAGGACCCTCGGCGACTGGGCCTGATCCTCGAGCGGAAGCCCGCCGTCGGTGATGACCTGGACGCCCCCGAGGCCGTATTGCGGCGCGTACCCGTAGATCACGCGGACGTCGTACCTATCCGCGAGCCGCCGCAACGCGAACTCGAGGCCGGGAAAGTCGTACGGGAGCATCTCGGCGCGGACCGCGATCCGGCCCTCCGGTTTCGGCGCGGCGATCCCGATCCCTACGCCGCCCTGCTGCGTGATGCGGGTCGCGAGGTAGACCGTATCCCCGTCCGCGAGGCCGCCGACGTCGACCCGCAGCGCGTCCCAGGTCGGCCCGTCGACGACCGGCCCGTCGTCGCCCGCGATCCAGAGGTTGCAGGCGAGCCGCGCCCAGGACCCGACCGTCTCCATCGGCGAGTCTTTCCGGCCCTGGAGGACCTCCCGCGTGACCCACGGCGCCGGGTTCGCCTGGAGGACCAGCCTCATATCGTCCGGGTCGTCGTCGGGATCGAGCGCGTACTCGACGAGGACGACCTGCCCGCTCGGGGAGCGGTACGTCCGGCGCTTGCGAACCTTCTCGACCGCGTAGCTCTCCCGGGCCTTCGTGAGCAGTTTCCCGAGAGGCGAGTCGAGATCGGAGCCCGCGGTCGAGATCGTGATCATCTGCGAGCCGGCGAGCAGACCGTTCCGCCAGACCTGGTACAGCTCACCCGTCGGATGCCGGTGGAGCTCGTCGACGAGCGCGAGCGTCGGGATCACGCCGTCCCCGGTGCGCGCTTCGTGCGGCATGACCCGGAGCCGGCCCTGCTCGAACCGGATGACGTGCATCCCTTCGCGGACCTCGAAGACTCCCTCGTACCGGGTCGGTCCGGCGCGCTTCCCGTACTCGTGCGGGAGAGCTCGGCGCTCGAGGCCGGCGGACTCGATCAGGAGCGTCGCCTGCCGATGGAGGATCGCCGCCTGCTCCTTCGACGCCGCCCCGATCACCGCCTCGGCTCGGGGGATCATCAGCAGGTGGTAGAGCGCGAGGACCGACAGGAGCGTCGTCTTCCCGTTCTTCTTCGGGATCAGGATGATGAGCTCGATCACCCCGGCGAAGTAGAACGCGAGCAGGAACGCCTGGAACGGGTAGACCCTCAGTCCGAGGAGTTTCGCGAATCGGCGGAAGCCGCGCAATCCGTACGGCATCTTCCGGATCGCGACGATCTCGGCGGGATACGCCTC